ATTACAAGCCTTCAAGGAGGACATTACCATGATTCGAAACATAATTTAGCGAGTAGACACCATCATTAGCAGCCACGAAGCCAAAGCCAAACAATATACAGTTGACTATGGTTCATTCGTTCACAGTCTAATTAAGACCTAGCTGAGCAAAGATGGCGTGATACTCGCGCTCCTGCTGGAGCAAGTGAAACTGACCGAGGCCGCGAAAGCTCTGCTGCTTTTGGCAGTAGTATCAATCGTTGGCGCATTTATTGTGAAGAAAGTCTTCAAAAACTACAGCCACATCAAAGGATTGGCAGAAAACTTTCTGAAATCAACCGATGTTTTCGGGGCTATCAAAGAGGCAGTTTCTGATATTGCCGATAGCTCCTGCAAAACAGACAACAAAAAAGAATAATTACATCCCCATATATGGGGCTTAATTGCTGTGGAGATAAATTCGAGAGCAGCACGACAGCCCCACGTTACGGGGTTATATTATGGCTAAGAAGAATAACAACGTCACTTTCAACGTCGGCATCACCAACCATTACTTTGACGCTATTTCGCGCCAGAAGTTACCCATGAGCGATGCCGCTTGTGAGCCGGTTGATAATGCCATCTCTAATTGCAAAGATGCCATTAACATCTTGGTCGCGATTGTGAAAGGCCATGCCAAAAACCTAATCGGTGTGGTTATTGCCGACTGGGGCAATGGTATGTCTAAGGAAAAGCTGCCGGAAAACCTACAGTTTGGCAACGGCCACAGCAATGAGGGCCCGCTGTGCATCCATGGCGTTGGCCTGAATAATTTCATTTTGGTTGCCACCCGCAACAAGTATCCCTGGTTCATCGCTTCCAAGCAGCCTGGAGAGGACAGCTATCACCGCGTTGACGGCCCGTTCGCCACGACCATGACGATGTCCGAGCAGGAAGAGATTCCTATGGCAGATGTCGTTATGCGTGAGCAGTTTAAGGCTCTTGGCGCTCCTTCTACCATCATCTATGTGGAGATGGACAAGGCTACCGCCAGCACCATGCTGACCAAGAACGGCAGCTGCGCTGAGAGCCGGGTCACCAGCCTGAACGTGCTGCGTACCTGCCTGGCTGAGCACTTTGGTGTCAAGTACCGCAATTACTTGGCACCTGACGCTACCGGCGTTGCTCCCGCCCGTATCCTGATTCCTGATTTCCATATGGCGAATGGCAAGACGTGCGATGTGCTCGTCAAGCCTATTTTCCAGCCGTATAAGGAGAAGCGGAAGGAAAAGAACTTCACTGTTGACTATGATGGGTACGAGATTCCTGTCAAGGTTGAGTGTGGTCAGCTGGATACGGATGCGACCAAAGGTGTTGTTACTGGTGGCTATGACTTGAAGCATTTCTACCAGAACAACATGCTTACGCAGGGCTTGGATATCCAGCTCGGCGAGCGTGTTATCGCCACCGCTCAGTTTGATACCATCTGGGACAAGGCTCGTCACCCGGCCTTCAACGCTTTCACCGGCGTTGTTGCTGTTGATATTTCCGGTCTGCCGCGTGGGTTCTTGAATACCCTCGCCAACAAGTCGGATATCGACCTGAGCGACAAGGGATGGCGTAAAATTTTCGACGCTATTGCCGAAAACGTGAAGCCTCTCGAAAGCGAGCCTCTCACTCTTGAAAAGTATGCGCAGGAATTCGCCAGTCGGTTGGTTGCTGACACTGGGAATGAAGTAGAGCTCCAGTTCCCGCTGTACGCAAACCGGACTCGTATCGACGTTCTGGAACATATCGACGAGTCCCACTGCAAGATTTATGACTTCATGAGCGGCGTTGCTACTTTGAAGTCTGTAACCGAGCTGCGGACTCATTGGGATGGCATGGTTGCACAGGGCATTCAGCCTGTTTCGGCTGTGATGTTCTGCAATAAGCGCGGTCCTATGCTCAAACATACCTGCGACGAGATGAACACTCTCGTGCAGGCAATGAACGACGAGGACTTTTACATGACCCTTGAGGCCGCTGGTGGTGATGTATCTAAGATGCCGCACTACAGCTTTGACGTGGTTCTTGACCAGAATATCCCCGTAAAGAAATAACATCACTTGCCGTCATCCGAAAGGGTGGCGGCATTTTTTTGTTGAGCCATTGCTTAAACATCGAGATTCCTCATGTGGGGTGTAGCGTTTTGTACCGATATATGCTATAATAACGCAAAAAGGGAGGAACCAACATGGCAGAAAATAATAACAACAATGGCCAAAAAAACAATATCATCACAAAAATCAACGATGCCATTTCTAATGTCCTGCGCGATTTCCCGCCTGTTGTTCAGACAATTGCAAAAGTCGTTATCTTCGGCGGGCTCATCCTGCTTATCGCCAAAGCCATCGGCTATATTTTCCCGGTTATTGTGAACGTTCTTTTCAACCTCTTAGTCAAAATCGTTGGCTTCTGCATTCTGGCAGCCTTTCTTTACGGCTGCTGGTACGAGGTAAAACTGCAAATGACTCGCGATGAAAACTCTTTCCTGCTGAATGAACGACTCAAGTATCAGAAAAAAGAGTATGAGGAGCGTGAACGCAGAAGACAAGAACGAGATAACAGACGATAATATATAATCATACATAGGCTGTCCAGCTTCGGCTGGGCAGCTTTTTTTGTTTTCCTGTTGCAGGTTCTTGCGAATCGCATACCATTGAATTTATAGAAAGGAGCTTTTCATGAAAACACTTGAATCGATTTTCAGCAGAACTGCACAGTTTGGCTTGCTCATTTATCTGGCTGGTTGCTTTGGCCTGTTTGCTTTTTTGCTTGCTGCAATTGCGAAATGGCTTAAACTCATCGACGTAATTCAATATATTGCCTTTGCTTTTGGACTTGGACTCCTCGCTTTGCTTATCGGCATGGTAGGTCTCTCGCTCCTCGGCATTAGGGGTATTGAAGAATTTTAGTGGAATGACCCCATCCCACTAAGTTCCTTCAATATCACAGGCGGATGTACTTTTGTACATTAAGATGACGAGCTGCACTTGTACGGTTTTCCCAGCTTGCAACCATGCGAAGGCGTCATCTAGCCAAGGGAAACACAACCTCCTGCTTCGGCAGGAGAGATTTATCGTAAAGGAGGTGGCGAATATGTCCACTGTTTATGTACTTAACAAAGACGGTAAACCTTTGATGCCTACGACTCGCGGCGGACATGTACGCCATCTACTTAAAGAACAAAAAGCACGAGTCGTAACATCAAAACCGTTTACCATTCAACTGTTGTACGAAGCAGACGATGTGGTGCAGTCGCTATACTTAGGCATCGACCCCGGCAGAACCAATATCGGTGTTGCTGTTGTTAAAGCAGACGGCACAGCAGTCTTTACTGCGCATCTGGAGACACGCAACAAAGAAATTCCCAAGCTGATGAAAAAGCGTAAGGAATCCCGCCGTGCAAGACGCACCAACGGCAGACGCTGCCGCCGTCAACGGAGAGCAAAAGCTAATGGCACTATTTCCAAGAAATGCGTAAAGCATGATACTGCTCAAAATGGCAGCGTCAGCAAATGTGCAAAAGAAATTGGTGTTATCAAGCGCCATCTTCCGGGTTGTGAGAAAGATGTACTTTGCATCTGCATCAAAAACAAGGAAGCAAAGTTCAGCAATCGCACAAGACCGGAAGGCTGGCTCACACCTACCGCAAATCAGTTGCTGCAAACACACATCAACTTGGTAAAGAAGATTCAGAAGTTTCTTCCTATCAGCGATGTTGTGCTCGAAATCAACAAATTTGCGTTTATGCGGTTGGATAACCCCAATGTTCAGAAATGGCAATATCAGCAAGGTCCGCTCTATCAAAAAGCAAACCTTGAAGAAACCGTCTCTGAAATGCAGGAGCACCATTGCCTGTTTTGCAAAAAGAAGATTGACCATTACCACCATGTAGTGCCGCAACATAAAAACGGCAGCAACACCATTGATAATATTATTGGTTTATGTACACAACATCACGACCTTGTGCATAAGGATGCCACATGGCAAAAGAGGCTTGCCAAAAAGAAAACCGGACTCAACAAAAAATATGGTGCTTTGAGTGTGTTGAATCAAATCATTCCGGCACTGACAAAAGAGTTGAGTTCTCTTTTCCCGAAGCATTTTTTTGTGACTAATGGTAAAAGCACCTACGACTATCGTGCAGCACACGGTGTCAGCAAAGACCATTGGCTCGATGCTTACTGCATTGCTTGTTCTGTCCTGCCTAACGATACTTGCGATAAAACCATCAATAGCCGTGTGCCGTATGAACTCAAACAGTTCCGCCGTCACGACAGACGAGCACTAAATAACGAAAACATGAGCCGTGTGTACACGTTTAATGGCAAGATGGTTGCCACAAATCGACATAAAGCTACTGAGCAGACGACTGACAGCTTGGAAGAGTTTCGCCAACGCCAACCTAATGACGTTTGCAATCTTAAAGTAAAAGAGCACCATCCAACATACAGAAACATGAACCGCAACTATCCGGGCAGCGTATTCCTTGTCGGAAATCAAGTTCATGTGATGCAAGGAATAGCGGGTTCCAAAGATGGGGAAGCAACAACATACAAAGATACTAACGCAAACTCAATAGCCGCCGGAAAATGCAAATTTGTTGCAAAAAATTCTGGCATATTGTTTGTGTAGCGTGAATTAAAAGTAGTAAAACCACGAAAAATCTTCAATAACAATGAGGTGACAAAAATGGTACGTTTCTATACGCCAAATTTGGATGAGGCATGCGATGCTCTTGACCTTTACGACATCGACTACGATTTGGATGATGGTGACCGCATTATGGTGGACGATTCTCTCTACGATGATGCTCTCGACGCATTCGATGAGTATGACATTGAGTATGAGGAGGTTTAAGCATGCTGCGTCCTAACAAAATCATTCCTAAGAAGCCTTGTCCGTTTTGCGGCGCTTTCCTCGAAAACGAAGCACCAAGCACCATCTGGTGTCATCCGCGCAACAGTTGCTTGCTGAGTCTCCGTGGCATTGTCGGAGCTGACCAAATCGTTCAGTGGGATACGCGATACGGCGAGATGACTGGCAAAGACAATGCGATTTGTGAGGAATGATAATGGCCAGATTTTTCGTTTATAGCACGAAGGAAGCTGCTGCGGCTTTGAAAGAAGCGCATATCCCTTACCGGGTACACGGCGAGTACTGTATATCGGTGAACAATGATGATTACAGCACCGCTGTTGAGGCTTTCTTTCGCAACGATGTAAGTTTTCAACCGGAATAAAGGAGGTATTTCTCATTACAAGATTCTTGGCGTTTGGCCTTGCTGCCGCATGCGCCGCACTTGCTCAGGAAGCGATTCCGTATTCACTTGACTGCCATCGACTGATTCTGGTTGATGAAAGCCATTACTTTGAAACCATTGATATTTTCGATGACTACGACATCGATTTCGATGTCATTGGAAACTTTTGAAAGGAGAACTGTTATGTTTACAAAAGAGCTCTATAAAATCACATGTACCCGCAACGGTGAAACCAGCGATATCGGCACTTATTTGCTGAAACCTGGTCCCGAGGCTCCAATGGACTGCTACCGCAACTTTTTGAACAAAACGGATGTGGCCGTTTCCATCAAAAGCGTACCGGAAGGATTTATCATCACTGATAATTCTGAACCTGACACCAGCTACCACCTGATGTTTATCCCGATGGACGACGATTTCTGGGCCCGCTGCGCGGCTGAGAAAGAAACGAAACAATAATATTTGCCCCTTCATCCCTTTTGGGATGAGGGGGCTTTTTTGTTGACACTGCTTGCGAAAGGCTGATAATAAAAGCTGTACGATAGATACCATCTATAGCGCCATTTGGGCCGTACGAAAAATTTATAATCTCGTACAATGAAGGCAGATTCACTTTCGGGTGAGTCTGCCTTTTTTGTTTGTGATAAAGGAGGAAAACGTATGATATAGCAACGCTAAAATACTTTGTGTCAATGTTGTTTTTTGTTGAACCGAGAACTTTTTTGTGCTACAATAAATGTAAAGACAAAAGAGCTCTCCTAAATTTTGAAAGAAAGGAGAGTCCGTAATGAGCGAGGAACTTACAGTCAACAACCCCGCCTAAACCGGTTCGCCGGTTATAGACGGGGCTTGCGGGGCAACCCGTAAGCCCGGT